TTATGGGCTGTTCCTACACAGACGCAACGTTGGGATTTGTTAATCGTCAGTACTGGCCTACCGGCACAGTGGCTTCTGATGCGTTAGCATTCATCGTAGATGACCCCAACACATTGTTCCAAGCTCAGGCTGCGGGTTCTATTACGCAAGCTGACTTAGGGCAAAATACGCACTTTGACGCGGTACAGTCTACCAGTACAGGTAGTACTTCTACTGGCAATTCAAATACTGCGTTAGATGCAACAACTAACACTACTGCGGGATGGGCTTTCAGAATCGTTGATTTTGTTGACGCACCCGGAAGTGAAGTTGGTGACGCATACACTGATGTGATCGTAAAGTTCAACCCCGGATCACATTCATACACTAACCAGACAGGTATATAAGGAGACTTGAGATATGGCTATTTCACGAGCACAACTCCTCAAGGAACTTTTACCGGGTTTAAACGCCCTGTTTGGCCTTGAGTATGCACGATATGGTGAAGAAACTAAGGAAATCTTTGAAACAGAGACTTCTGACCGTTCCTTTGAAGAAGAGGTGAAGTTATCAGGTTTTGGCGCTGCCCCAGTTAAAAACGAAGGCGCGGCAATAGCTTATGACAATGCCCAAGAAACTTACACAGCACGTTACGTGAATGAAACGATTGCTATGGGATTCTCAATAACTGAAGAAGCTATTGAAGATAACCTGTACGATTCGCTTTCTGCACGTTATACAAAGGCACTAGCTAGAGCGATGGCTTACACCAAGCAGGTTAAAGGTGCGACTATCCTCAACACTGGTTTTGCTGGCGGCCCTACTTATGGGGACGGCCAGACTTTGTTTTCAACAGCGCATCCACTCGTTTCGGGTGGAACTAACTCAAACACTCCAGCTACTGGCGTTGATTTAAACGAAACTTCTTTGGAAGCGGCGGTTATTTCAATAGCAGGTTGGACTGATGAGCGTGGCCTGTTGATTGCAGCTAAACCTCGTAAGCTTGTTATTCCTCCTGCGTTGCAATTCGTTGCTACACGCTTGATGGATTCTGAGCTGAGAGTTAGCACTGCTGACAATGACATCAACGCAATGCGTAATAACGGTACAGTTCCAGAGGGTTATACAGTTAATAACTACCTGACTGACGGTAACGCATGGTTCTTGATGACTGACGTGCCAAATGGTTTAAAGCACTTTATCCGTACCCCAATGTCTACATCTATGGATGCTGACTTTGATACAGGTAATAGCCGCTATAAAGCCCGTGAGCGATACAGCTTCGGCGTATCTGACCCACTGGGTATATACGGTTCAGCAGGTGCGACCTAACCACTCCTTAAAATCATAATAAGATACTCTCTTGATAGATTTTAGCCCCGCCTTGTGCGGGGTTTTTTATTGGGATACACTAACAAAGCTATCGGGAATAACCCGTGTATCTGACAGCTCCCGACTGACTTCATGCAGACAGATACACCTCAACTCGCATGAGAGGAACATATAATGGCTAGAACCACTTTCTCCGGCCCTGTCCGATCACTCAATGGATTTGTTTCCGCTGGGCCGGGTGCGGCACAAGAAATTACCGCTGATAACACCACATTGGCGTTATCAATTTTCCCCACTCCTACATTAGACGCTAATAACAACCCTACTGGGGCTATTACTCCGGGTAATGCTGGGGTTATTAATGTCTATGCTTCAACTAATGGAACAGGAGCAGGGCAACTTACACTTCCGGCAGTATTGGATACTGTGCCTTCAAGCACTACTCCCCCTACTGACCCTACAGCTCCTGACCAACAAAACCAGCTAGGTGCTCAGATTGTTGTCATTAGTGGGTTTGACCTTGCTAACGATTTAGTTGTTAAGCCATCTGGCGCAGATGTGTTTACAGGGTATGCAATGTCTGTAGATTCAGCGGGACTTACTAAAACATTCCTAGCTACACCGGGCGATACTACATTCACATGGAATGGTGGTACTAAAGGTGGCGACATAGACAGTGTTATTAAATGTACTATTGTTGCTGCCAATACATGGTATGTAGAAGCCATATCTTTTGGTGCTGGTGGTGGGGCTGGCGTTACTCCATTTAGTGCTTAATCCTAACTTTGAGGAGTAATTTATGGCCGATGCACTTACAAGCCAAGTAATACAGGACGGTGGGCGAACTGCTGTCCTGAAATATACCAACATTAGTGATGGGACGGGACAAGCTGACGCGGTATTAATAGACGTGTCTAACCTTGCTGCTGACCCTGTAACCAAGCAAGCTTGTACTGGAGTTACCCTTCAGACTATTACCTTTTCCAATATTGGCATGGGTGTAGAACTGTTGTGGGATGCAACCACGAATGTGCCTTTACTTAACCTTCCGCAGGATTGGGAAGATACCATTGACTTTTCAGCTTTTGGTATCCCTAACAATGCAGGGGCGGGGAAGACAGGGGACATATTGGTTACTACAGTAGGAGCAACAGCAGGGGATACGTATTTGTTGGTAATCACAGTGACTAAAGATTACGCTGCTCCCTAATGCCAAGTAAAAGTGCCAAACAAGCACGGTTTATGGCAGCAGTCGCTAACAACCCTAAGTTTGCTAAGAAGGCGGGAGTCCCTACGTCTGTAGGTAAAGAGTTCGCTGAAGCAGATAAAGGAAGAAAATTTAAACGAGGTGGGCCTATGCCTAGTTATTTTAAAAGTAGTTCAAACAAACCGGGTAAAGCCGTAAAAAAATACAGTGAGGGTGATATGGTTTCTAAAGCACACAGAGAAAGAGTTATTCGTAACTTAGATGATGAAGACTATCGCATACGCAATCGAACTGGTAGTAATACAGATGCAGAACGAAGGCGTATAAACAGGGAAAAAGAGTTTGAAAAAAGCGGCATGGCTGGCGGCGGTAAAGTCAAGAAGCAAGGATACAATGACCGTTTAGACGAGTCTTTAGGTGCTAGGAATGGCAAGAAGTCTCAGAGCCTTAAATCTCGTAGAGATGAGAGTAAAGGCATGGAAAAAGCTATGGGTAAAGGCGCGTATTCAGGCGCTTCTACTATGATGGCTGGCGGCGGCAAAGTTAATAAAACCGCCAGAAAGCGTGGTGATGGCCCAATTATGCAACGTGGATTTACACGCGGTGGAATGGTTTAAATAGTTGATACATAAGGAGATATACTATGGCTGGCTTATTTGGCAGACCTGATCCAAACGATACACAAGCACCTAAACATAAAGCAGAGAAGAAAGAAGCTGCCCCTAAAAAAGCAGCAAAGAAAAAATCTGCTAAATAGAGGTATTCACGATGATGTCATGCCGAGGTATGGGGAAAATTAACCCTAAAAAAATGCCTAAAGCAGGGGCAAAACCCACGGTTTTTAAAGATGGTGGGTGGATTCAGAAGGCTATTAAAAAGCCCGGAGCTTTACGTAAGGAGCTGGGTGTAAAAGAAGGGGATAAAATCCCAGCTAAAAAGCTTAATACTGCTGCGAAAGAGTCTGGCAAGTTAGGACAACGCGCACGATTAGCTAAGACCTTGAGGGGTATGGCCTAGTGGCTACTACTAATACTGCATCGTTTATAATGGATTTCACGGAGATTGCCGAGGAAGCCTTTGAACGTGCGGGACGAGAGCTTCATTCTGGCTATGATCTGAAGACTGCTAGGCGTTCCATGAATTTGCTTACTATTGAGTGGGCAAACCGTGGGGTCAATATGTGGACGATTGAAGAAGGGTTTGTAAATCTGGGTGCAGGGACAGCTACGTATGCCTTACCTGCGGATACCATTGACTTAATTGACCAAGTTATCCGTACTAATCAAGGTAGTCAAACACTACAAACTGACCTTAATTTGTCACGAATTAGTGTAGATAATTACGCATCTATCCCTAACAAGTTAACCCAAGGCAGACCTATCCAGTGTTGGATAGACCGATTACGGGATGCCCCTACCATTACAGTGTGGCCTGTACCCGACCAAGGTACAACAGTAGACCCTTACTACATTATAAGATACTGGAGGCTACGGAGGGTACAGGATGCAGGGTCAGGAGTTCAAACCCCTGATATGCCGTTTAGGTTCTACCCTGCTCTTGTGGCGGGATTAGCGTATTACATTGCTACGAAGCTGCCAGAAGGCTTGGCACGTCTGGAGATTCTAAAAGCACAGTATGAGGAGCAATACACCTTAGCGGCAGGAGAAGACAGAGAGAAAGCTTCCGAAATGCTTGTTCCTCGTTTATATGGGCCTAGATAGCTATGAGCGAAAGATTTGCGTCAGGGCAAAATGCGTTAGCAGAATGTGATGTATGTGGTTTTCAGTATAGGCTACGGCAGTTAAAACCACTTGTTATAAAAGCAGTGGTAACAGGAATTAAGGCTTGTCCTGAATGTTGGAACCCTGACCAACCACAGTTAATGTTAGGTACGTTCCCTGTGAGTGATCCACAGGCTATACGTGACCCAAGACCTGATTTTACGGGCTATCCTGAAAGTCGGGCAAGATTACAACCGGCAGACCCTTTATACGCTTTTGGGCATATAGGGGAAGTAACAATAAACATTACGTAGGAGTCTACGATGGCTACACAGAAAGCGGTTAAAGTTAAGAAATGGCCCGGTATTAAGGAATACAACCCCGGCACAAAAGTTAATTCCCCAGAGCAATCTTCAGCCCCTGTTAAGACTACAGGCATTAAGATGCGGGGTGGCGGTGCAGCTACTAAGGGTTTAATGTGCCGAGGGCCAATGGCGTAGAGGTATAGAGAGTGAACTACACCGAGCTGAAAACCAATATACAGGACATTTGTGAGCAGACGTTCACTGATGACCAGTTAGCTATGTTCACGAAACAGGCAGAGCAGCTTATCTACACTACAGTAGATTTACCGGCAATGCGTAAAAACCAAACGGGTAATACCACTCTTGACAACAAGTACCTGACGATGCCCTCTAATATTCTATATGTCTATTCGTTAGCAGTAATAGATGGGTCAGGAGACTACCACTACCTTATTAATAAGGATGTGAGTTTTATTCGGGAAGCGTATCCCCTCCCTACCGCTACAGGGATGCCGGTGCATTATGGGATTTTTGGGCAAACTACTTTTATATTAGGGCCAACACCCAACGCAGCCTATCAGTCTGAAATTCATTTTTCAGAGTACCCTGAGTCTATTGTTACGGCGAGTACTACGTGGTTGGGGACAGAGTTTGATTCGGCACTCCTTAATGGGGCGCTAGTAGAAGCCATCCGTTTCCAAAAGGGTGAACCTGATATGGTTGCCTTATATGAAAAACTTTACACCCAGTCCATGCTCTTACTTAGGAACATGGGTGCAGGTAGGATGGAAACAGACACATATAGGTCAGGGGTGGTAAGAGTTCCCCCCAACTAAGGATTATTTATGATTAGCACTAAAGGTGGAGTAGAAGTAGGGGTAGCAACAGCTACGATGGTTTCAAAGAGGGGTTTCACTCCTGACGAACTAGCGGAGTTAGCCCTCAATGAGATTATCTCCATTGGGAGTAATTCACACCCTGTTATACAGGCGCAAGCAGAGGCATTTAGAGAGAATATTAGAGGGGTTATGGTTAACTACTTACGTCAGGCTGTGGCTTCCCATAATACAACATTAACCAACCGTTTTCGGGATGCTGGGCATCCAGAATTAGTTAAATTACTAGAGGTATAACATGGCTATTACAATTTCAACCGCAATGCCCACATCGTTTAAAGTGGAG